ACTATCAAGCTGGAAGCGATTGAGTCTGGCAAAATCTCCTACCTAGAACCGGGTGAAGATATCGTGTTCCCCGATGGGCCGAGCCGTCCCTCTGGTGCGTTTGCCGAGTTCCACAAGATTCTCCTCCGCAATATCTGCCTTGGCTTGGGCATCCCTTACAGCTTCGCCGTTGACCCTTCCGCTATGTCTGGCCCGACCGCAAGACTTGAAATGCAACAAGCAGGGCGCACCTTCCGCAGATATCAAAAGCTCATCGATGACAAGGTTCTGCGACCAATCAAAAACATCGTGCTTGCCGATGCGGTCTCTCGTGGGTTGATCGATAACAACCTCGGAAGCAGAACGACTAAGGGAATCTTCAATTTTGGGGCGAATGTCTCCATAGACTTATCTAGGGACAGCCAGTCTGCGATCTCGGAATTTAAGACCGGCCTCAGAACTGCCGCCGATATTTACGCAGAGCGCGGCCAAGATTTTGAAAGTGCTATGCGACAAAGGGCTATTGAGGCGAAGCTAGTTAAGGATTTGGCAAGTGAATATGAAGTTTCGGCAGATACAATTTCCGACATCGCCGCAGAGGGATTGACCAGAGATTCCCAACAAGCACAAGCAACCCCAGCCGAGGGCGAACAGAAACCCGCAGGACAACCCTCGGACGAGGATATGCTTGGCGGTGCTTCACTCAATGGAGCGCAAGTTGCCTCCCTTATCAATGTTATCAATGCCGTGGCGATGGGCGCAGTTTCCAAGGAGGGTGCGGTATCTATTATCACGGCGGCCTTCCCGACCATCAGCCCAGACCAAGCAAGGGCAATCGTGGCGGGAGTCAACATTGGGACAACTATCCCCACGACCAAAGAAGAGAAACAGCAGATCGCAAAAGACCAAGAAGGGGATTCTTCGGGAGGCTCAACACCCCCAGCCCCAGAACCCACTACGCCCCCGACCGCCCCCGCTGGCACTTCTCAAAAAAAAAGTAGTTTAGAGATTTTAGAAAGCCTCGACCCAGCATCCATCAAGATGCTGATTGAGGGGATGATGGGCGGGATTGAGTTAGCAAAATACGATGGTATTGATTTTACCCCACCAGAAGGAGCTAGGGAGGCCGCTAAAAGAGCCTTGGATGTGCGGGAGACTAAACCACCCAGCCAAAGGGGAATGACCCCTGTGGGCATCGCTAGGGCTAGGGACTTGCAAAATGGCGTGAAGCTATCGCCCGACACGGTTCGCAGAATGAAAGCCTTTTTCGATAGGCACGAAGTGGACAAGAAAGGCTCGACCTTTGGGGAGCAAGGGAAGGGATGGCAGGCGTGGAATGGATGGGGCGGGGATGCTGGCTTTTCTTGGGCAAAGAAGATCGTGGGACAGATGGATGCGAGGGACAAGAAAACCGAGTTCGTTGCCGGCAGAGATTGTGGGCAAGATGAAGGGGGAACTTTCGGGCCATCCAATGAATGTGCAGTAGGCTACGGCAGACCCCCACTCAAGGGGGGCTATACGCCAACCCGACCCGGCGGGAAGTTCCCCAAGGATTATAAAAGGCCAACACCGCAAGATAAAGGTTCAGAAACAAAACAACCCAAAGAACCAAAAGAACCATCTAAACCAGAAGTTTCTTCCGATGGGCATACATACGATAAAAATGGAAAGATTGTTATTCCAAAATATCAATTAAGCGACAGACAAAAAGCGGGGAAAACACCGATTCCAAGCAAGGGTGGAAAGATTTTTGGCGGGGTGGCTGACGCAAGAGACTGGAATCAATATAGAGATAGGCAACTCAAGGCAAATCCAGAAGCAGTTTGGCAAGTTGGAGAATTAAAAATGAAGGGAGAAAATCTCTCCTTCAAGGAATGGCAAAAGGCAACTGATAATGATGTTGCCGCCTTCCAAGTGAAGAGGGATTTTAAGGGGAGCGAATACATAAAATTAAACCCCAAGCCAGAAACAAAGGCATCTCAAACCCTTCTCAAGACTATGAAGATGCAAGCCCCACACAAGCAGACAAGCCCGATGTGGCGAGGGCTATCATTCAAGACTCAAGAGGAGGCAGACAATTTTGTGGGTAAATTAAAAAGCGGAATTACTTTAGATCGAACACTCACATCTTTCACGACATATGAGGGCACAGCACAAACCTTTACCGCTGGCTCTGTCCACGGCCATCTTTATCTTAAACTATCTAAAAGCAAAAGCCTTCGGAAATTCTCGGATTCAGAGAATGAATTTGTCTTGCCATACAAGTCAAGGTTGCGTGTAATAGGAAAACCAAAGATTGAAATGGTTGGAAGGAATAAAGATGTTAAGTCCACAACCATTGAGATCGAGGAATACTAAAATGTCATACGAAACCAATTCATTCAAGGAAAGGCTAACAGACACCTTTGGTTTTACCATTGAGGATTCTGAAGAACTAGCAGAACCATCTTGCCCAGTAGCAACCCAAGATATTAAGACCAACCTAGCCAATAGGCAGACAGCCGTGGACGATGCGAACTACGGCCCAGCCAATCCAAACGAACCAAACGAGGACTACTGGAAGGCCAAGGCAGACGAATTTCAAGGCGATGTAGTCACGGCCAAGAAGATGCTTTGCGGGAATTGTGCGGCTTTCAACCAAACCAGCAAACTTCTAAATTGCATAAAAGGCGGGATAGGGATTGGTGCTGATGAGGTTGCGGAGGCTGGCAATCTAGGATACTGCGAGATTTTTGATTTCAAATGTGCGGCCAAAAGGACTTGTGACGCTTGGGTGGTAGGTGGGCCGATAACCGATGAGACCGAAGAACTTGCTCGACCAGTAAGCCAAACCCCTGCCCCTCCAAAGGAACGAATCAAAGGCTCGAAAGAGAACCCCCAAGGCACGGCATCGACCAGAAGCAAAGCTGGTGACATAGAGATTTCAGCCGAGAATGAGGAGGCATTGAAGAACAAGATTGCCGAGTTCAAGAAAGATCATCCCAAGAAAAACGCTCCTAGCCTTGGAGCATTGAAGAAAGTATTTCGCAGGGGGGCGGGGGCGTTCTCGACTAGCTTCCGACCCACTATCAGCGGGGGCAGACCTAACTCAAGGAACGCTTGGGCGATGGCTAGGGTGAATAAGTTTTTGAAGATGGCGGGTGGAGGCGAGGTCAAGAAGTCATATCGAGCGGCAGACGGCGATCTTCTTTGACATAAACTAGGCATTTATGCCTCTCCCTACACCTACCGCCGATGAATCGGAAAAAGATTTTGTCTCTAGATTTATGGGAGACGAGCAAGCCGTGAGTGACTTTCCAGACGAAAGCCAGCGTTCAGCCGTAGCCTATTCGACATATAGGGACGAGGAGATGGACGAAATGGAGCTAGGTGGAGTTTCAATTTTGGAGGTGGGAGAGGCCAAAGGACACGACCTTTTCGTGGATAAAACCAGCCTAGAAACCGCCCTCAAACTTATGAGCAACGCCAAGAATGGCGTGAAGGTTAAGATGAACCACGGAAGCGGATTGGACGCAGTTGTGGGCTTTGCCAGAAACCCCCGCATCGATGGAGATAAGCTGGTTGCCGACCTTCGCCTTCTCCGCAACTCCCCCCACTATGGCCTAATCAAAGAGATGGCCTCCGAAGCCCCCGACCAGTTTGGGGTTTCCCTAGCCTTTGTGAATGAGTCTGAGACCATCAACGGCAAGGATTACATTCGACCCCAGAGCATCGCCTCTGCTGATTTAGTTTCCAGCCCAGCCGCCACAAACGGATTGTTTGAGGAGATGGTGAAGTTTATGGAAAAACTCGGTTATGTGCAGGGAGGCAAGACCATCCCAGCCGTAACCAAAGAAGCCGTGGAGGAAGCTCCACTTGACAAAAAGGACAAAACAAATATGGAAAACAATTATATGAAAGATATCGAAGATATCAAGGTTCGCTTGGCGGCTATTGAAGATTCGATGAAACCCAAAGACGAAAAGAAGAAAGAGGAGATGGCCGAAGACAAGAAGCCCTCCGAGACTCCTACTCCCGAAATCTCTGTCGAGGTTGAACCCTCCGAAGATAAGAAGGAAGAGATGAGCGAGGTTGTGAAGAAAGTTCTGACCGAGTTCGGCATTAAG